TAAATAAAATCTAGCGCAACTCACCATAATTGCGACCTGAGCTTTAGATTGGTTTGTTTCTTGAGCAACCTTCAACAATCCTTTATTTTCAACCTTATTTTTAATTAAACAAATTAATGCAAACTTAGTTGTAAAATCTGTTTTATCAGAATTTAATAGACTTCGTAAAAGTGCTTGAATTTGATCCGCCTCATAATCACTGATCTCACATCGAATATAAGATTTACTTTTTTGTACTTCTTTGCCAGCTTCACGCATCAACCAGTAAATTTGATTGATATGAAGCCCATCTGGCAAATCACCCCCTTTCATTCTAACTGTTTCACACCATGCGCCAAACTGCTCTAACCAACCGTCAATAGTATATTTAGACCAATCCATTTGTTGTGTTTTTAAAACTGCACTCATTTTTCACCTACCAATTGCTCAATTTGTTTAATCGCCACGCCTGCTTTCACTTGCTCTGTGCTGAACCGTAAAACTGTAAAACCCATCATTGCTGCGGAGTTGTATTTCTCCATATCCCCTATATAGCCTTTGCCCCTTGTATGACGGCCTCCACTCCAGATCCCGCCTTCCACCTCAATCAAAATCTTTGTACCCGTTATTAAAAAATCTGCTCTCCATTTACGATCAGGATGGAACTTATATTCCTGTTCAAAACCAATCTTGCATGCTCTTAAATGCGTTGCCAGAACCATTTCACCCACACTTGGTTGTCTGGCAACTTGCTTTGCTGAACGCCGCTTTTTATTTTTCTTTATCGGAAATAACTTTCGGTAATCAGCAAGGCTCATTGATGTCATTTAGGCTCACCACCATTGAGCACTTGCTCTAAAGCTTTAAAGGTTCGAATCATTGACATTTGTTGAAATTCATGATTGCCGCGCATGTCCCCTTCAACATACTGCAAAGCATATTGAGTCTCCTTTAATGCCCCATCTAAACGCTTTTGCAATTCCACTACTTTCGCTTGCAGGTGCTGCCATACAAGGTTGTGTTGATAAACATTTTCTCTAATGTACGTATCTTCATAGCGTTCAAATAGATTAGCGGGCGGAACAAAACCATAAGGCTTGTAATATGTATCTAAGTACCACTGCTCAAACTCTTCCATCACACATCCTCCACTTTGCAATTAGCGTAGGTCTCAAAGAAGAACTTTACAGGCTCGGATTTAATTTCAATCAGTCCAAATCGAAGTAAATGACGAGCATGCGTGCTATCGCGTAGTAACTGCACATCACGGTAATGTGTAAGCATTTTTCGCCACCCTTCCAGCGGCATTGACGATTTATTTGTATTACAAGGGATACAAGCAGGATTCATATTTTCTATGGTATCGTTTTGCGGTCTAGTCATTTCACCCGTAATTAACTTCCCGCCACCAACATGTATTAAATCTCGTTTCACCGCTTCGATATGGTCTGCATGCCACTTTTCACCCAGTAATTCCCCGCAGTAGGCACAATGGCCACCAAACTTTTGTTTTAGCTCAGCACGTTGCTGTTTAGTTAACTTCATCGGCTATGCTCCACTTTCATACCGTCAAACTCTTGATCAATTACGGTCATACCGCGCACTACAGCTGCTTGTGAAGGAAGCTTCTTAAAATCAATAGTGTTTACTTCATGGCAGTGTTTGCACATAAACTTATTTTTCTTTTCAAGCTTTGCCTGTATTTCACGGACCTCTGCCAGCATTCTGTTATTACGTTGGGTGACTTGATTCAATTGGTCTAAATATTTGGCAATCCATAAAACTGGATTAAGTTTTGTTTTGCAGTCCATACAAAGGATCTCATTATCTTCCTTTGATATTTGAATACGCCCGTGATCACACTCCACAATCTCATTTCTACGTGTGAACTTGATAACTTGATTTTGTTCATCAACATGAATCACATGCTTATCTTGGAAATGGCTCATACATTCGCCCCTTCAATTAACTTAAGAATATTTCTAGGAATTGGCATACCTTCACGACGGCACATCTCTGCGTATTCGTGCGGATTGTCAAAAGGATCTGGACCTAGCTCTTGTTTGAGTTCTGGCTCTTTTTCCTTAGCCTTAAGCTTTTGTACTGGTGCAGGTTTACGACCATTGATTTTTAAACGTTCCATCAATGATTGGAGATGCTTTTGCGCTTCGTCATTGCTTACTGGGGTGTGTTCAGGTTCTTTATGCTCTAGTTGTAGCGGTGGAGTGTAAAACTCTTGCTGACGGCCTTTTAACTGAGCTTTAGCAACCATCACGTTGTAGGTCCCGAAGAAATTATCTTGAGCTGCTCGCATTTGGCCGGCTTCGATCAAATACATAACTTCGTCTAATGCATACTTTGTAATTTGTGTAATAACCACCGAACGATCAGCAGTAAACTTACATGCTCGAGACCAAGCTTCTTCTGGAGACATCCAACTTTCACCGATACACCAGGTGCGAAACTCGGCAAATGACGGCATAAAACGCCCACCTGCTGTAAGTAATCGACCAAGTGCGTTGTTAAATTGGTTTTGTTGAACGCCAACCAGTGTTTTAAGTGCGATTTGCTCAACCACTGACAGAGGAATTGCACTTTCGCCTGTTGCTGGAAATTGCTTATTGAACTGAGCAGCGTAAACAGTGCGAAGAGAAGCGATTAATTGACGCACTTCGTTCAAGGTAATCTCATGCATGACCTACCTCCTCAATCATTGGAAGCTTTTTTGCTGGGGTTACATCCACGATTTGAGATTCGCTCTGTTCTTCAAAAAGATTAGCGAAGTAACCCGACTCTTCTGGTTTTTGACCGGTTGAAGTGATTTGCTCTTGTTTCTTGCGGTTTGCAGCAACTTGTTTCTCGTTGTTTTGAACCCAAGAGAACCACTTAACCAACCAGATGCTTGGTGTATTCAACGAACTTGATTCGTTTGCAAAGTACCAGTCACCGAAATTTTGAATCATGGTTCTCAAGTCGATTTCAGGTACCGAAACAAATCTTTGTTGAGCAAGTGAAATGAAATCGTATTGAAACTCGCTGTATTCAGAAATGAATTCACGCATTGAGTAACGCTTGTGATCATCGATCTGATACTGAGCAAATTGAATTGGAGTTAATTGCGAATTTTCTCCACGCGTATTACTACTACTATCAATAATTGGTTCTTGGTTTATGGTTAATGGTTTATGGTTATTGGTTGGTTGCACATCCGTTTGTTCTTCGTTTAACAGATTTTCAACGACCGTTGAATTTTCGTTAGACGCTTGATCATCTTTTGATGAATCACTGTTGGACGAGCCTTTCTTTTTCGCTGCACGTTTTGCAGCAGACGCCTTACCAGCCTCACTCGCTTGTTTCTTTTTCCCGTGATATTCAGCAATTTCTCGTTCACAACGATTATTGCGATAAACACCTTCTTCAAGAATGAAAAACTCATCAAGTACATATTTGAGAGCTTCTTTTTGCTCTTCGGTAGTACATTGCAAACGACGTGCTAGACGATCAATGCTTGATGCATCAATCGCCTTCTCCGTGTCGTAATACATGTCTAATAAGTCGCGGTAAATCGCACGCTCAATTAAACTGAGGTGGCGAGTCGCATTGTTAAAGTCACCAATATGGTGTTGGTAATAATTCATGCGGCCCCCTTAATTTGTTGCGTAATAAATGGATTATTTGCTCTGGCGATGGCAGCCATTGGATATGGAGAAACGGAGTTACCAACCATAAAGACTTGATCTTTTTTAGATAGAGGCTTTCCATCGCTCCCGTATTCAATTACGTATGAATCTGGAAACCCCTGCGCTCTAAAAAGTTCACGTGGTTTAAGCATGCGTATGCAGATATCAACAATTGCCCAAGGTTCACCTTTGATCCAAACAGTAACTAGGGCTAAACGATCTTTAGTAGTGATCGTATCCATTGGCTCAGTGATACTTCTTGCGTCTCCATTGCCGTAGTAGTTAATTAAAAATGCAGCAACACGAAGAGCGCCCTTATAGTTATCTTTGCTCAACTTGGCAGTAACTAATCCATGATGCCCACCTTTCACTTGTGCACATATGGTTGATAGAGGCTCATCAATTGACCAATTCCGCTGTTGAGAAGCGTTTGCAAACTCTGTAATAAACGGAACAAGGATTGGACTTATTAAAGAACTATGTCCGCCATAACCTGCTGTAGTTGTTGCTAATGGTTCACGTATGTCATGACCAAAACTTGTACGGAAATCACGGCCAATAAAAGGTGTGGCAGAATTAACAAAAAATGGCTCTTTAGTTTCAATGACATATTTTTGAATACCTTTAGCTATGCGTTTTAGAGTTGCATCAGCTAGAGGACCTTGCGGCCTATCAAAAATAGAATTTCCTAAATCTGAAAAATCAACACATTCAACTGTTGAGCGCCATTTTTTTAAATTACCCTTAGGTTTCTT